TTAATAAAAATGTAGCCCATTGTTTTAGGTGTGGTATCGTAATACATTTTGATAAAAACCAAGAAACAGAAATCTCATTTAAAGATTTTAAAGGTTTAGATGATATTTTAGATACACTTAATAATTTAAATAAAAAACCAGATATAGATGAGTATGATGAGTGTTATGATCTTAATTTAATAAGTAAGCCTGTAACTAAAGATGGCACACCTTTTGCTTTTAAATATTTATTAGAAAGAGGTATAACCCAACAAGATATAGATACCTTGACCATAAGAGTAGGTCAGAAGTTTATATATAAAAACAAACCCAGTAGTAAGTGGGTTGGAAGGGTTTTATTGCCTTTTATTGAGGGTGGAAAGGTTTTGTATATAGTGGGTAGAGATTATATAGATCAGGAACCAAAATATCTTAATTCTAAAGGTAACAAAAGTGTAATTCTTTATAAAGTTGGGGATTTTAGTAATAGAGAGGGTATTTTATGTGAGGGTATTCTGTCAGCTATTTCTGCTTGTAAATACACAGGAGTTGGTGCTGTCTGTACTCTTGGTAAGTATCCGTCAGATATTCAACTAACAAAATTAAGAAAAATATGTAATTTAATTTACTTTTCTTATGATGCAGATGTTAGCAGTAGTGTGAGGTTAGAGGTTATAAAAAGTTTATTGAGGCACGATTTTAAGGTCAAAAATGTAAAGATACCTTTAAAAGTTGTTGGGGATAAGATATATAAAGATCCTGATGATTATAAAGAAGATTATCTTAACATTTTTAAAAAAGCTAGTGATATACTATAGGAGTTTATTTTGTCAGAAAAACTTGATTACCAAAAAGAAGTATTAAAATTATACTGTATAAATGCTAATTTTGCAGTTAATTATGGTTCATTAATAAAGCCAGAGTATTTTGATACCAGTGTATTAAAGATACTATATGGGATTATATCTAATTATGTTACGGTTTATGAAAAACCATTAGAGGATAAAAACATCTTTTATAAAGAAATAACAGAGGTTATAGTTAGTAGGGGTTATGGTAACGACATAGAAAATTCCTTATATGCTGAAGCGAAAGATATTTTTGATAAAAATACTAATAATGAACAACATTTGATAGATAAATTCTTGGACTTTTGTAGATACCAAGAGCTTAAAAATGCTATCATAAAATCGGTAGAAGTTCTAAAAGAGGGTAAGGATTACGAGAAAGTCCTAAAGCTTGTAGATCAGGCTGTGTCTGTTGGTGCCGGATATGATGAGGGTTATAGTTGGAAGGACATATATGATATTCAAGACAAGATGAAAGTAAAATATAGCCCAGAATCCCTAGTAAAGACAGGGATACCCACCTTTGATACACTTTTAATGGGTGGTATGGGGCCAGGTGAGGTTCATGTAGTACAAGCCATAGCTAAGACAGGTAAATCTCATTTAGGGGTAAATATGGGCTATGGGGCTTTATTAGATGGTAAGTCTGTGTTCCATATATCCCTAGAATTGCCTAAAGATGACGTAATGCAGAGATATGCTATTAGATCTGGTAAGTTCTCTTTTCAGGATTTTTATGATATGCCAAAGGATGAATTAGCTCAAAGGCTAGAATACCTAGAAAAATATCACCCAAATCTATATGTTATGAGTTGGCCACAAAAGTCTGTTACCACTTTAACCTTAAGAAGTTGGATAAGTAGAATTAGATATAAGACAGGTAGGAAACCAGATTTTATTATTGTTGATTATGATGATTGTTTAATACCAATTGCAGGTAGAAAGTCTGATATGTATGAGGAAGGTGCTGAGATTTACTTTGACCTTGCAGGTTTAGCAAATTACTTTCAATGTCCTGTTTTAACCTTTGCACAACCAAATAGGGGTGCTGTTTTTAAATCAAAGAGTAAGGGTCTTATTGGTGCAGAGGATATGGCTCATTCTTGGAGAAAGGCTCATATTGCCAATTCTATTAGTTCTATGAATTTTAATCCCGGGGATGCAGAGGGGATTCTTTATATAGAAAGAATGAGAAGGGGTAGAGATGGCGTTGAGATTCCAATTTATAGGGATTTATCTAAGTGTCTTATTAAGGAAATAGAGGGGTTAAACATATGATGGACTATTCTGGTGATAAGTGGGTAATGTATGATTTTGAGGGAAGCCTTAAGTATATGGATAGGGTTATAAAAGCTTTTACTGATGGTAAGATAGCTTATACTTTGTTTGATACAGAAACGACATCTTTAAACCCTTGGGAAGGGGACGTAATAATGTTATCATTATTTAATGACCTAGAGGATCGTGGTGTTGTAATTCCTTTAATAATTAATAATAGTGCTAATCCGTCTTGGGAGAAAAAATACTTAAAAATAGATTTTACAATAGAAGCTCATCAAAAAATTAAGTTAATGAGTAAATGTAGGGAAATGTTAGAAACTATCCCTATAGTAGGACATAACTTAAAGTTTGACTTAAAGTTCTGTAAGGTTCATATGGGTATAGACCTTAATAAGGTTAAGGTTTTTGGTGATACAATTATAATGGCACACCAGAGATACAATAAGATGGTTTCTTTATCTCTTAAGAACTTAAGTAGAAACTTATTTGATATAAAAGAGGAGTGGGAGAAAGAAATAAAAGATTATTTAGACCTTTATAGGTTAAAAAAAGATAGTCATTATGGGAATATACCTACTGGTATTCTCTGTAAGTATGCTGCTTTGGATGTTTATTATAATGATTTGCTTTATAAGAAATTAAAAGGTGAGATAAAGAGGTTTCAGGGTATATTAAAATCTGATGTTATAGTTGGGGTTGATAAAACTGTGGACCTTATAACAAATCTCATAGTACCTTTTTCAGAGGCGGAGTGTGTTGGTGTTAGTTGTAATAGGGATATAGCTAATTTTATTAACAATTCTCTTATTAGTAGTAATAATGATTTATATAGTAAGATACTTCAGTTTGGTGAGATAAAAAGATTTATAGATGTAAAGATGGGGGGTCTTTTAAAGATTAATCTTAAGAAGAGGGTGCAGTTGTCTGTTAAGGAACTTACAGATAGGTGTTTTAATATAGGTTCTAATGATGATATTAGTATGCTTTTGTTTAGTGAGAATTATTTTAGCCAAACAACAGATGGTATAGAGGTATCAAAAAAGACTGGTAAGTTTAGTGTAGATAAAGCATCTCTTAATATAATATCAAATAGACCAGATGCTCCAGATAGTGTAAAAAACTTTATACAGTATTTATTACAGTATAAAAACAATGCAAAGACAATATCTACATATACTTCAAAGATACTAACTGAAACAGTTGATAATACTTTTAAGCCTGAGTATAATTTAATAGGTACAGTTACAGGTAGGTTTTCCTCTGGGTTTCATACTATGCCTAAAAAATCAGATATAAAAAGAATTTTTAATAGTAGGTGGCAGAGTAAGGGTGGTTTGTTTCTGTCTGCCGATTTTAGTCAGTTAGAACTAAGAATCCTTGCAAGTATAGCTAATGAAGATAAGATGATAGATGCATTTGATAGAGGTGAGGATTTACATAGCTTGACTGCTTCTGTGTTGTTTAAAAAACCACTTAAGGATGTAAATAAGTCTGAGAGGGGTACAGCTAAGAGTATTAATTTTGGTATTGCTTACGGTATGTCACCAATGGCTTTAAGCCAAGCATTAAATATGTCTGACGATGAGGCTAAAAAGGTATTTAAAGATTTTTTTATAGGTTACCCAAAGATAGCATTTTGGGTTAAGTTACAACAAGAATTTTGTTTAAGGCATAAATACATAAGAACAGCTACCAATAGATTTATACCTATAAAAGAATTAGTTTGTTTAGATTCTTTAAGTACATATAAAAAGAAAGTAGCAATAGATAAAGCAAAAAGAAAAGCAATAAATTACCCTATACAAGGGAGTGCAAGTGATGTTGTTGCAGAGTCTTATTTAGAAACTTTTAAATATATAAAAGCTAATAAAATGAAAACATTGTTTATTGGATCTGTTCATGACTCCGTTCAGTATGATGTATATCCTGGGGAGATTTTTAGTCTTGTTAATCAAATTAAAAAGAATTCTGAGAAATTATCTATTTTAAAAAATGGGTGGATAAAATGTCCATTAGTTATGGATATAGGTTTAGGTACAAGTTGGGGGGGCTGTTTAGACTTGTCTATAGAAAAGGCATCTTGTGATTCTTTAGTATTTAAAACTGAGGGTTTAAGTAAGGATATTAAGATGTTATTTCATACTTGTAATGAGGCATATAATACTTCATATGAGGTTATTGAAGTTAAAAAGCTATTAGACACAGATTTTCAAAAGGATAATTTTGTAAGGGATTTTGATTATTGGAAGGTTAGATTTAAGATAGAAAGAAAAATCATATAAAAAGGAGGGGATTATGGAAAAAGAGAAGCAAGCTATTATAGATAGCACAGTGAACATGGTTATCAACAAGTATGGGTTTTATTCTAATCGTAATGCAGAGGATTTAAGGCAAGACATGAAGGTAAAGTTGTTGGAGCAAAAACACAGGTTTTTACACTTGGAGGGTAATGATCTTGAAAAGATGCTTTATGTTATTTCTAGAAACCATTTTTTAAGAATTCTAGTTAAAAAATCTTTCATAGTGGAAAACAATAACAAATGTATTCAAATAATAGAAAAAGGTCAGATACCAAAAGGGAGCACAGGTCCATCTGATTATAAGGATGGATTTAATGGACAGGTTTTTAATCTTGAAAGTTATAATGATGGGGTAACTACAGAGGACAAGATGTTTGCTAAGGAACTACAAAGTTTATTAAATGAGTACATAGAAAAATGTGTTGATGAGGAAGAAAAGCGTTTTTTAACTTTATGTCTAAGTTCTTCTGAGGAAATACAGGTTTTATTAAATGGTTATAAAGAAAAAAGTATTGAAGAGAGTGAAAAGGGTTTTGTGGGTTTAAATCTTTTTGATGAGCCAAAAGATACAATAGATGAGTTTTCTATAGACAGGTTAAAATCAAAGAAATTTATATCTCCTGTTAAAATTGGTAGGCTTATAGGCTTAACTCATTTTAGAATAAACAAGTTCCAAACTAGGTTAAAAAAATATTTAATAAAAAAAGGATATTTTTGTTAAATTTTTGAAGGGTATTTTGTTATATAATAAAAAGGAGGCTTTTATGAATTTTGCCAAAAGAAAGACAGAGGAAATTATTGAGGTTTTTAATTTGGAACTTAAAAAGAAATTAACACAAAAACTTATATCTAGGCTTTTTAAGTACGAGTTTGAACTAGAGTCAAGAAGGGGTGGTACTTTTATAAAAACTATTAATACAAGGAGGGTTTATGAAGGCTAGTTTACAAAGGGAACTATATAGTAGAAATAAAGTAATTTTAGATAAAGTAAGGTATAAAGGGGGATATGAAAATTATGCTATACCTAAATATGGTATTCAGTGTAATAACGGGTGGTTTTCTTTAATAGATGATTTTTTAGAGGAAATTGATAAAGTCTGTAAGCCTTTTAATAAGTACCCAATATTTGTTCAAATAAAAGAGAAGTTTGGACATTTAAGAGTTTATTATACTTATACAGACATTGAGGATCTTGATATTAAGTTAGACGAAATAACTGAATTATATATAAACAAAAGTAAGTTTACTTGTGAAGTTTGTGGTGCTTTTGGGGATATAAAACCTTTTAAAAATGGTTTTGCTAAGTGTATCTGTGATAAGTGTATTACTAATTATAACTAAATAGGAGACCATAAATAAATGTATCAAAATGAATATAATTTTAAAAGGTTAGCTGTAGAGGACGAATCGTCGTGGGATGATGTAATAAATAGATTCATTAATGAATTAGTTAAAAGGGGTTGTAAGACTTCCAAGAAGGATCTTGAATGGCTTTGTTTAAATTATTATGCGTTACCAAATAGTCCGGCTTTATCTACTGCTGGTAATAAAAAGTTCTTTGCTAGTGCGTGTTCAAGCTACCCCATTACTGATTCTATGGATGAAGGGCAGTTCAGTATATTAAATACACTTAAAATAAGCAGTATGGCCACTAAGGCTGGGATCGGATGTGTAGATGCTAGTACTGAGTTTTTTACTGGAGTGGAGTGGAAAAGGATTGCCGAATATGAAGAAGGTGACCTAGTAGCACAATATAAGGAAGATGGATATATGGAGTTGGTTAACCCCAATCTATATTATAAGAAAGAATGTGATGTTTTATATCATTTTCAAAACAGAAGCCTAGACCAATGTTTAAGCGACGGGCATAATGTTGTATTTATAGATAGAGCTAACAAATTAAAAAAGAAGCCTTTTAGGGATATAATTGCAAACCACAACAGAACAGTATGCGGTTTTAGGGGTAAGTTTATAACCACCTTTAAAGTAAAAGATAAGTGTGGGTTTTCTTTGACAGAAGATGAAATTAGACTAATGGTAGCCTTTATTGCTGATGGGTCTTTTCATGGGAGAAGAGAGGATGGTAAAGGGGATATTAGGGTCTGTAAAGAAAGAAAAAGAGATAGACTAATTGATTTATTAGAAAAAACTAGAATAAAATATACTTTATCTGATAAACAAAAAACTAAAACAGGAAGCACTATTTATGGATTTTACTTCAAACCACCAATAAACACAAAAACATTTTCAGAAAAGTTCTATGATTGTACCTCAAGTCAATTACAAATTATTATAGATGAGGTATTATTGTGGGATGGGTCTGTGATTGGTAATAGTGAAAAGTTTTTTTCTAGCAAAAAAGAAGACATAGACTTTATTCAATATGCATGTTCGGCTTTGGGCATAATGGCTAATATTATGGAAAATGAAGACAGACCATCTGAGTATACAATAAGATATGCAAAAGATTGTACAACTCCATCTTTAGTAACAAACATAAATATACATAAAAAAACAGAAATAAATAAGTATAAAACAGTAGATGGTTATATGTATTGCTTTAATGTTCCTTCTGGTATGTTAATATTAAGAAGAGGAGGGAATATATTTATAACAGGAAATACTGGTTTCAATTTCAGTAATCTCAGAAGTAAAGAAGAGTCAGTCCAAGGAAGGGCTGGTACTACTGGTGGCCCTGTAAGCTTCCTTAGGGCTTATAATGGCTTTATTAAGGAGATAACCCAAGCAACTCGTAAAAGTGCTAGTATGGGCTTGCTTCATGTCAATCACCCAGATATATTAGACTATATCAACTGTAAGCAGAAAGATGGGGAAATAGAGAACTTTAATCTATCAGTAGTTATAGATGATGCCTTTATGGAAGCGGTTGAGAAAGATGAAGAATACGTACAACCATATAAAACAGAAGAAGATAGTAGCGGTAAACAAGGTAAAATAGTTAAGGCTAAAGATATTTTTGATATTATGTGCCAAAAAATGTGGGAGTCAGGAGAGCCCGGGGTAATGTTTGCAGACACTATTAAAAGAGATTACTTTACAGACCTTAACGATGACCATATTTTAGCCAATCCTTGTTTTACTGGGGGTATGAAACTATTAACAATAGATGGATATAAAACATTTGAAGAGTTAAATGGCAAGGAAGTAGATATTATAAACAAAAACGGAAATGTAAGTAGATCTAAAGTTTGGTGTTCTGGTAAAAAAAGAACAGTTTCTGTTAAAATGAGGGGTAAAGACCCTATTTGCTGTACCCCAGACCATGTTTTTATGCTTGCCAATGGTAATCACTGTGAAGCAGAGGGTTTAGAGGGAAAGAGGATAAAAATATATACTAATATAAAAAAGTTGGATGATCACCATGATACTTATATAAAATTGGGATTTATTCAAGGAGACGGGGAACTTTCAAGGTTAAATGATGGTAAATACCCAGACCATAAAGGATTTTCAATTAATTTTGGAAGAGATGACTTAGATGCAGCTCTATTTTTTGGTTATATGGGGATAGGTAGATATTATACAGATAAGTATTATGATGAGTGTAAAATGCTTGGGTTTTCTGAAGAAGTGCTACCAAATAGAGAGTTCCCATCTACTTTTGATAATTGGAATCATAAAGATAAGCTTAGTTTTTTATGTGGAATGTATTCTGCTAATGGGTCTGTTATTTCTGCAGATAAGGATTATGGAAGAATTTCATATAAAGGGACTTGTTATAATCTTATTAAAAAACTTTCCGAGGTTTTATCTCAGTATGAAATAAATTCTTACATAACAACAAATAAAGAGCATGATGTTCAATTTAAAAATGGGTCCTATTTGTGCAAAGAAAGCTACGACCTTAATATTATAGGGCTGGACAATATAGTAAAATTTTATTCTTTAATTAATTTTATTCATAGATATAAAAGAGAAAAACTGGAAACTTTAATCGAGGTAAGGTCTCCAAAAGTTTTATCTGTTACTTCTTGTGGAGACGATGCCATAGATGTATATGATTTTGTAGAACCTAAAACTAATTGGGGAGTTGTAAATGGGATTGTAGTTCATAACTGTAGCGAAGCTTTATTATCCTATGGTGAAGATTGGTTAGAACTCTGTGTTCTTGCTTCTATTAATCTTCCCAAATTTATGGCTCTTAAAGAAGAACACAAAAAGAAGGTAGTAGATATAACTGTCTCTATGCTTAATGACATTATAGATCTTCAGGATTATGTAACTCCTTTACAAGAAAAAGGAATGAAACACATAAATCGTAAGATAGGAATAGGGGTAGCAGGTTTAGCTACTGTGTTGGCTCAAAAGAATATAAAGTATTCATCTGAAGAGGGCAAAGACATTACTAAGGGTATCTTTAAATTTATAGGGCAAAGAGCAAAGGTTAAATCAGAGAGTATGTTTGTAAATAACTTAGATAAAGAGGGTAAGCTATGGGTATTTGGTAATAAGATTCAGGATGTTGCTCTAAAACCTTGTCCGCTATATGACCTTAAAAGATTTAATACTTCACTTCTTTCTGTAGCACCAACATCAAGTCTGTCTAACATATTTAATGATATAAATCAGGAGGGATGTAGTTATGGAATCGAGCCTTACTTTAGTCTCGACACTGTTATTGTGCGTAATAGTTTTGGAGATTTCAGCAAGAATGAAAAAATAATAGATATTCTTGGAGAAGATAAGGCTAAAGAAGTTATTGAGTGTGCTAATGATCTTGATTATAAAGCTCATCTTGGACCGGTAGAGGCATACTATAACTCTAATGAGAAAGGGATTGTTCAGGGATGTAGTAAGACTATAAATTTTAGAAATAATGTATCTTTAGATGATGTAAAAGAAGCAGTAATATATTGTTGGAAGCATGGCATAAAGGCTATAAGTTTTTACAGAGATGGTTCAAGAAAGAATCAAGTCATGACTTTGAAAGACACTTACAAAGACTGTGTAGAACTTGATGCTAGAGGTAGACCTGTTGATATATTCACACACCAGAGCCCAAAAAGACCTGAATTTTTAGATTGTGATATACACCATACTATTTGTGATAAGAGGAGTTGGTTAGTTATGGTAGGTCTTTTTAAAGGTAAACCTTATGAGGTCTTTGCAGGATTAGAAGAGAATATATCTATACCTAAGAAGTATAAACAAGGTAGAATACAAAAGAAGAAAGGCTATCATCTTATAGTAGGGGAAGGAGATGATGAACTTATAATAAAGGATATTCCTAAATTGTTTGAGAACCCAGAGTTTGCAACCCTTACAAGGATAACATCATTTTCGTTAAGACATGGTGGACCTTTGAAGTTTGTTATAGAGCAATTACAGAAAGATGGGGTTAGTTTTGATAGTTTTAATAAAGTTGTTGCAAGAGTGTTAAAAAAGTATATAGTGGAGAATGAAACTATAGATAAACCTTGTCCTAATTGTGGAGGAGCATTAGTTTATATAAGTGGGTGCCCTACTTGTACTGGTGACCCAAATAATGGTAAAGCATCTTGCGGTTATAGCAGGTGTAGTTAAAAAAAAAGGGGGGTTTAATGAATAATACAGTATCACCTTTAAGACAGAAAATTAAGGAAGTATCAAAGCTACTATCTCCAGTAATTAAAGAGACTTTGTGTATTATTTTTGGACATAATTGGGTAGATGTTTGTGATAATAATAAAGACGAAGTATCACCTAGTTGTTTTACAAAAAATGTAGTAGTATGTAAAAGATGTGGAAAGGTTTATAGGTTTAAAAGTAAAATTTAACAGGAGGAAATTTAAATGGGAACTTATTGGGCAACGTATTTTTTTGTGATTTTAATCTGTGCTGGGCTTAATGCATTAATTATGTGGATGATGAAGATGGAGGACACTTACATAACAATTTCAACTGTATGTGTTTTCGTTGTTAGTTTAATAATTGGAGGTATCTGGGCAGTGTTGATCTCGGTAGTGATTGCTGCTTGTATTAAGATTAGTAATAATGGTGGTTTTAAATCCTCAGACAAAGAGATACACCATTATCATCATGGCAGTAAAGAAGAAAAGGAAATAGAGGAGAAACAAAATGTTTAAATGTGGAAGATGTGGTAAGACCACTGAATCTAGAGAAAAAGAAAATAGAGTTGTAGTGGCTAAGAGAGATACTACCTATTCTAATGATGGTAAAAACTCTTCAGGTTGGGAAATAAAGAAAGAAATCAGTGTTTGTGATAGATGTGAAAGCATTAGATTAGCTAATATAAAGAAGGAGGAGGTATAATGGAATATATATTTGGTTATATACCTAACATTCTACTAAACTCAGGAAATGAAGGGAATTCAAATTGTTTTATTGGTAATTGGGAACTTATTTTTATCATTTCTATCATTTATTCCAGGTTTAGGTTTTATTTTTAGATTATTAGGTATATGTTTATCCGTACTAACAATAGACAAAAAGGTAGTAGAGGGATAATAAATGTTAGATAATTGTAATTGGTATGTCTATTTTGCTAAATGTTTAGATGAAACCATATATATTGGTGTTAGTCCTGATGTCAATAAGCGTATAGAGGCTCATAATAAAGGTCAAGGTGCTAAATATACTAAGGGTAGATTACCTGTTTTCTTGGCACATAAAGAAGGACCATATACTCATTCAGTAGCATGCCAGAAAGAATACGAGTATAAACAACTTTCGAGATTAGAAAAGTTATATAAAATTGAGGGAGGTAAAAGATGAGTATAGAAAAAGGTTCACCTTATGATTTTGGTCAACCCGGACCAGAGGACATGATAATAGGTGAAAGCTTAGATATTGTGTTAAAGAGTATACAATGTCCTGCATACTCTTGTTATTCAACTAAGTATTTCAAATGGTTGCCATTTTGTATAATAAACTTTATACAGGAGATATTAATAAAAGTATTTTTTGACCATGAGGGTTATTTACAGAAAACATCTTTATTAGAATTAGAAAAAACAGATAGTAATTTACTTGGTAAAGTCTATAAGAAACTAAAATACTATAAAAAAGGAGAACAAAAATGACTGAAGAAATCAAGACAACAGAAAAGAAACTAGAGATTGTACCAGATCTACCTAAAGAAGAAACACCAGTTGAGGCTAAGATCCCTGATGCACCAAAACAGCCAGAACTTACAGATGTAGAAAAACAAACTAAAAAGGTATTTGACCTTAATCAAATAGCCAAGCAGAAACAACACGAAAAGTTAAATCATATTATGGGGACACCTTTTGACATTTTAAAGGGTAAGGATTATGACACTAAACTTAACAAAATGTGGGAATTATTGATGACTCTTGATCAAGACTTTGATAAACACTCTAAATCAATGGATACTATAGTAGAATTTGCAATGAAAGAAATTGATACTGATGGTGAAAAATTTAGAACTCATATAAACACTAAACACAATTTAGAGGAATTGACAGAGGGTGATACAGTACAGATGGGTTATTTCATAAACTATGATTTAATAATGAAACATGGTGAGAAGGAAATATCAGTTCCACAAGCTGAGATACAGGTAGCTGAACAGATGAATATCCATTATACTGAGTTTAAGCATACTGATGTAATTGGTATGAAAGTGGGAGAAACTAAGGAAAAAGGTAATTTTAGTATTAAGGTCACACGTGGTAGAAGGAAAGCGGCAAATAAGACAATACCTAAAACTAAAGTACCTAAGGAAACTAAGGTTTAATGAATAGTGCTGGTGTAGCTCAATTGGTAGAGCAGCTGATTAAAGGAGTATCATGAGTAAGTGGGAATATAAGTATGTATGTGGAAAAATAGGTCACACTATGGCTAATAAGAATGGTGCCATACTAGAACATAGATATATTATGGCTAATTCGTTAGGAAGGAATCTTTTATCCACTGAGATAGTACATCATAAAAATAGAGATAAGACAGATAATAGAATTGAAAATTTAGAAATTACTACTAGGAGTATTCATTGCACTAAGCACCCAAAGAATAAGAAATATATAACTTTAATTTGTGCTAACTGTGGAAAAGAATTTAGTAGAGCTTTTAATCAAGTAACAACTAAAATTAAAAAAGGACAAAAGAATTTCTATTGTAATAGAAAATGTATATTAATGAAGCAGGTTGGGAGTTCAAGTCTCTTCACCAGCTCCAAGAATGATTATCTTTTTTTTAATGAAAGTCATTAGAAGGGTTAGAGATAAGATAAAACAGGAGAAACAAATGAAGATAAATAAAGAAGACGGTGTAATAAGAGGAAAACAATTAACATGGAGTGAGTTCAATTCTATGCAAAAGAGTGCTATAGAGTCAGGCATAAAACCTTTGCATTTTGTTGATTGTTCTATAACAGCAGATTATAGTATAAGCAAGAGATCCTTAAATAAAATATTTGTTAATTTATTTGGGAAAGAGTCTTTTTGGGCTTGGTTTCTTAGAAAACTAAAAGGAGAATAAAAAAATGCCATTACATGATTTTGAGTGCCCAAAGTGTGGAAAGATTGAGTCAGATGTTATAATTAGTATTAAGTCTTTACCAGAGGAGTTAGAGGCAGTTAAATGCCCGAAGTGTAAGGTTACTATGAGAAAAGTAGTTAATAAACTATTTACCTTTGTGTTGGAAGGTGAGGGCTGGACAAAGAAGTATTAAAGGAGAGTAAATGAAAAAGATTATCATAATAAGTTTGTTTCTTATGTCAAGCATAGGACTAGCAATAGAATGCAATGGAGACGAAACATTTTGCTATACAAGAAGTACAGAAGGATATACTGTAGAATATGAGGTAAGACAGATATGTGATTTTTATTTGTGGCAAAACCATGAAATAAGAGTTAAGATTTCAGAAGACAATAATGTTATACAATATTGTAGAGCTAGCACATCTTGTGGGTATGTGATGACAGGAGTATTTTGTCCAGAGGATAGATATGAATGGGAAGTAGAGATTAATTATTTACGTTATCGTTGTTATAACCCTTATGCTGTTAAGTTAAATGATATATTTGAGAGATGGGATAGACTATAAATGGAGATAAATAAAAGGAGGAAATAAAATGATTAAAATTTTTAAACTTACTAGTAGTGAAACTGTTATAGCGGATGCGGAGGTTAATCTTGATGGACATTGGTTATTGAGTAGACCTCATACTATAACAATAGTTCCACAACCAACTGGTCAGCTTGGTGTAGCATTGATGGATTTTGTATTTGGTGCTAAAGATGACAGTACAATAGTATTGACAGGCAAGAGTTTAATGTGTGAACCAGTAGAACCCAGTGTAGAAATGAGTGGTATGTGGGATGCTAAGATGAAAGAGATACTTAGAAAAGATACAGGCATAGAAGTAGTAAGTAGTCTATAAAGGAGAAAAGGTAATGAGTGAACTTGTAAAGGTAGATAAGATCAGTTTAACTATAGGGGATCAACAAATCTCTATAACACCAACAGAGGCTAGGTCATTAAAGGAAGTTCTTGATAATTTGTTTGAGAAAGAAGTTATAATACAAAAGGAATATGTACCAATTTTAACACCTGCACAACCATTTCCAAACCCGCAGCCATTTCCAAGTCCAGTTTGGTACTCAAATTCAACTGGTAATGATTCAATGATTAGGACATCTGATGGGTTAGTTACGTGTACGTATCAGGTGATAAAGTAAAATGAATAAACATATTAAATGGTGGTGGCAGAGAAGGGTTAGGGGTTTTGATGACCGGGAACTTTGGAGTCTTGATTATACAATAGCCAAGTATGCGTTACCCAGACTTAAAAGGTTTAAGGATACAACACATGGAACTCCTTATAATTTACAAGAGGTTGAGTGGCAGTTGATACTGGCTGATATTATAAGGGGTTTAGAATATTTGATAGAAGACGATTATTATGTTGATGAATATAAGCAGGGCTGTATAAGAAGAGGTATTGACTTGTTTGGTAATCATTTCAATAATTTATGGGATTAAACAATATAGGAGGATTTATGAAGGTAGAAATATTTGAGGATTATGATTATGATACATTACAAAAAAATATAAATGATTGGTTTAAGGAGGTTGATGTAGATATTAAATATATTTTACAGTCTTCTACTTCCCCTGCTGATAGTTGGACTATTATATCTGTATTCTATGAGGAGTTTACACCAATACATACTCATGGTCTAGTGCGTAATGATTAATTTTATACCATACACTAATGAAAAAGAGGGGGATATATGAAAGTTATCTTTCTTGATATAGATGGTGTTTTAAATTCACAACAATCTTGTATTTATTGGAATAGAAGATATAAGGAAGGAACTCATTCAGTAGCTAATGGTTGTATGACATTATGTCCAATAGCTTGTTCTAATTTACAGTATGTATTAGAAAAGCTGTCAGATATTAAAATAATATTATCAAGTACTTGGAGATTATCTGATACTTGGAAGGAAGATTTATTAAATGCTAGTATGCCACAGTCTATATTATCTAAAATAATTGACGTGACATCAAAGAAATTTAGTTCATCTAGAGGTGAAGAGATTAGAATGTATCTTAATGAACACTCAGAGGTAGAAGACTTTGTTATAATAGATGATGTTCATTGGGATATGGGAGAGTTTAGAGATGACACTAGATTTGTAAATACATGTGAATCTCATGGTTTAACTTGGTTTGAAGCTGTAAGGATTTTAAAGTATTTTGGTGTAAAAGTACCAATAGGAGATGTACTGTGACTATTTGGTTTACATCTGATCCACATTTTTTTCACGAGAATATACTTATCTATGATAAGAGACCTTTTAAAGATGTAATAGAGATGAATCAGTTTATAATTGAGGGTTGGAACTCTGTTGTTAAAGATGACGATATTGTTTATATTCTAGGTGATTTTGGGTTGACTTCTTTACCTAATATGAGAGATATTTTGGGTTTATTAAGGGGTAAGAAGGTTCTCATACTTGGTAATCACGACAGACATAGTAGATCTAGTTATTATAAAGTTGGTTTTTATTTGGTTTTAGATGAGGCTACTCTTAAGATAGGCAAGACTATGTTTAAATTATCCCATTACCCTTATAGGGAAAGCAAGTTTAAACAGTGGTGGCATAAGGTTAGAACTGGTAAGAACTACTATTATATTAATAGGTGTAGACCTACTAAAGGAATTGAGGGCTGGTTACTTCATGGTCATATTCATAGTGGTGCAGTTAAGATAAATAGAAAGAAAAAGGAAATTCACGTTGGTTGTTATTTGTGGGATTATAAACCAATAAATATTAATCAAATCAATAGCTTAATACATGAGGACGTTGTATAATGTTAGAAGTTAAAGAAATAAATAAAGACGTATATTACGTTACTAGCAGTTCTCATAAAGAACTATGTAATGCTCTTATGAGATGTCAAGAGTATTATGAAAACCCAATATTTAAAGGTACTTGTTTTACTAGAGAAGATATATTGGATTGGAATAAGAGGGAATTTAAAGAATCATACTATAAGACTTGGGCTGGGTTTAATTTACCAATACTTACCCTTAACATACTAAGAACTAAAAGATTTCAACCACTTTATAAGGAAGAGAAACTTCTATTAAAGTTACTCAAGAGTATTAAAAAGGGCTATATAATTGGTGTTTCTAAACCAGCACTAAAGGAGTTTCCAACTGCACTAGACCATGAGTATGTACATGCTCTAACTTATACCAATAAAAAGTTTAATAAGAAGTGTCTTGAGGTCATTAAGTCTTATGATTTTAAAAAAGAAAGGAAAAGATTAGCAAAGTCTTATGATAAAAGTGTTATAGAAGATGAGATTATTGCATATTTAACTATATATATTATCTGGTACTTTACCTGGTGGCTTTGTTGGTAGTGGGAATAAAGAAATACAGATTAAATTAAGGGATCTGTTAATAAGGGAGTTAATAAAGGGGAGGATAGTAGAGGTATTATGACACTTGAACAAACAATAGAAGAGCTAGAACAAAACATAGACAAAGTTCTAAAAGAAATAGAACACCTACAATCCAAGTTAGACAAAGCGGTGGATATAATAAGAACAGCACCCTTAAAGCATAGTATATCATTAACTACACAAAAAGATTGGATAAAAAATAGAGCAAAGTTCCTAAGGGACTGCAAGGGGGAATGAGTGAAAAAGTACCAAATAATATACAGCGACCCTCCTTGGCAATTTAAAAACTACTCTGACGCTTGGCACGATAAGCATAAAGAGAGTAAATGGGTTGGCAAACAATATGGGTGTATGAGTTTAAATGATATAGAAAGGTTGCCTATAGGTGATATTGCTGACAAGGATTGTGTTTTATTATTATGGACTACATATCCAAGTTTAGAAAAGGCTTTTGGGGTTATAAAAGCATGGGGTTTTAAATATAAAACTTGTGCTTTTACTTGGGTAAAGAAAAACAAGAAAGCTAATAGTTGGTTTTGGGGTATGGGTTTTTGGACTAGAAGTAACGCAGAAATATGTTTATTAGCGACGAAGGGTAGCCCTAAAAGGGTATCTATGGCTGTCCATTCAGTTGTAGATTCCAGAATAGAAAAACATAGTAAAAAACCAGATGAAGTAAGAACCCGTATTGTTAAACTTATGGGTAATTTGCCTAGAATAGAATTATTTGCTCGACAAAAGACGGATGGCTGGGATGTATGGGGAAACGAAGTTGAGAGTGATATTGAATTACAATCCAATAAGGAGGCTCTATGAAACAACACGAAGATATAATAAAAGGGTTTAAGGATTTTCTTAGAAAAGAGTTTTTTAATTTAGGGCATAACAATGAGTGTGAACACAAAGGGTGCATAGAGCTAAAAGACGTTCTGGACTTTGAAAAACAAGTATCTAATTTTTTAGACCAACTAGAGCAACTAGAGCAAGAGCAGAAAGATGTTGAGGTGATAGAATTTCATAGTTGTAGTAATTGTTTTAATGAATATAAAGAACAATGTCATCAGAATAGATATTTTTGTGACATAGACCACATAGAGATAGTGAAAAAGGAGGCTAAATGAAACAAGGTAGCAAGGCACAGGAAACCTTACAGTATGGAATTGACGAATGTAATAAACTTTTAGATAAGCCAGACAGTCAATTAACTGATACAGATGGCACTGATTGTATTAAACAAATGATTAGTGACGAGGCTT